TGTTACCATCTTGTCTAGTGCTTCAACCATTACTGACTTATCGTGCTCGTAACGGACAGCCATCTCCTCACGGAGTTCGGCACGAATTTGCTCACGTGCTTCATTTAGTCTAGTTTCCCAGGCTTCATTAATTTCACGGCGAGTGTCTTCGTTGATTAGACCGCTATCTAGCAATGGTTTTAAAGCGTCAAACATTGCGGTTTCTCCTATATTTTCAAGTCTCTGATTAAACGAACTACTTCGTTCTTAAGATACTTTTGCACTTTTTGATTTTCCATTGATTCACCGGACATTTCTAAGACCCTATGACCATGACGCATGTTAAACAAACCTTCGTATATGGCTTTTGGATAGGCATGAGGAGCACTAGGTTGCGCTACTATGTCTACGGTGACTATTTCAAATTCACTGACGTGCCCAGTGGATTCTGATACATTGCCGCTACCACGGCTGCTTACACCCAATTTGACACCACTTTCTAACATGGTCTTGACTAACTGCCCCATGGGTGTCGGCAGAATTTTCAGTTTACCGTGTCCGGCAGGACCATCCATCCACATCTGTTCAATCATGTGACTGACACGATCTAGATTAATTTTTAAATCATCAGGATGATCTACCTCACCGAGTACCGAATATCCGCTTTTGATTTGTTCATTGATTGTACTAACTGCCTTGGCAATTTCGTTGACAGGGTAAACACGCTGATTGGCATTCTTTACCCCGCCTTCAATGAATATACCTTTCATGTACAGGTTCTTACCGGAGCCGTCACTGTTATCCTCCGTCAAGACCTGCATCTTGGCGTGATCAAATGTGAGCTGTTCTCGTAGGTAATGTGCCATTTACAAATTAACCTTTGCTACCTACTAGGCTTTTCTTGTCAACACTCATGTTACCATGTGTGGTTTGACCTTCTTTGCCTTTGTTTCCTTCGTAGCTGGTTTCTTTATTACCATACCAATTTTGAGCACCTTTGTTACCACCAGGAACGTTTACGTTCTTCTTACTAACAGGAACTTGGCCCTGGCCTTTAGTGTACTCATTGTTTGGCTTTGGAGTTGGCTTACCGTCGGCAGCTTCTTCTGAGCCTCCTTTAAGAATATTGGCACTAGTTCCGCCCATGTCATTTTTGCCAGCTACTAGACTGGTTTTATTAACATTAGGTTTGCTACTGCTTTGTGCTCCAACTGTTTGACCTTCGGTATTAGCAGGATGAGACACTTTGTCTACATATTCGCGTACCATACCTTCTTTTGGTGAACCAATTTCTGGTGCTGGCTCGCCGCCGTCCATGTCATCCATGCCCATGTCATCATGCTCTGGTTCATTCATTTCGTCGCTCATTAATGCATCAAATTCAGCTTTGAGCTCGTCTAATGCTGCTTCTAGATCCATAACTCGGTCTTCTAATCCAGCTTCCTCACCGCCCATGTCGTCGCCCATTTCGGCGTCCATGCCCATGTCGTCGCCCATTTCGGCGTCCATCTCGCCGCCCATGTCGTCATCCATGCCCATTTCCTCATCGTCGGCTTCAGCCATGCCTTGTTCCTCGGCATCAACTTCGTCAACTAAACTATTGACTGGGTCCATTGGACTTTCTTCAATTTCTTCTTCGTCAATGAGATTTTCGTAAATTTCACGACTCTTTTCTACTACAATTTGATGGAAGAGTTCGCGTGCTTTATCTTCTTGCTCATTGATAATAAATTCAATCAGCTGTTCGTACTTGTTCATTAAATGCTCCTATTAAAAGAATAAAATACAGCGTTATTTGATATTTACAAAATATTGTAATATTATGGGCGAAATAGGTGTTTTTTAAGGTTTTTTGATCAAACAGCAGGCATTGCACCTGGTTCTGCTGCTGGTTTATATTGTTTACGCAGCATTTCTACCTTTTTTTGCTCTTCAAACTTACGCATATCATTCATCATGCGTAAACGTTTAATTTGAGCCAGGGTGAGACGTGTCTTACGCAGGTCACCCATTTTTTTAACGGAATTGTCCTGCTTTTCGTCCCTATAGCCCGGGGCAATTTCTTCAAAGATTTCTAAGATTTGCATAGAACTATTTATCAAGCCGGTGCTGTTGCTGGTGCCGCTACTCCGTCTGTTGGTGATCCTAATCCGGGTGCTGCACCTATAGCCCCCATAACACCTTCTGCTCCCGGTTGTCCTATAGCACCAGCCGCAGGCTGAGCTGTATCTAAAACTTCAGTGTCTGCTGCAATCCCACCAGGACTTACTCCTACACTGCGTAGACCAACTTCGGCAGATGCAGCTTTGTCGACTTCGCCTTGTTCTTGCAACCACATTTCTTCATTTTCCTGCATTTCTTCTTCATTAAGCCCAAGATAGCGTTTCATCAAAAAACGTTTACTCATGTAAGGAATTTGTTCTAGGCTACTGAATGCATTTATTCTAGCTGCATCAATTTCAACTTGTCTATGTTGGGCAAAATTTTGTGGTTCATTTAATTTCAACTCAAATAACTGACCATCTATGTTTATACCACGCCAACGCATAAACATTTTAAATTCTTGATCTAATTTACTGGCTATCATGCTTTGTAATCTAATACAATATCTATTAAATCGCCATTCTTGTATTAGTGCTGTTCCAACACGCCCATCGTTATAACTTTGTGTTCCATCATCTAAACCAGTGGGCAAATAGCTGCTCGGTATACGCAAACCACGGAATAATTTATTTGTAAAGAATCGTAAATCTGTAATTTCGCCTAGGTTTTGTCCACCTTGCAGTGTTTCTACACTACTTCCACGCCCATCTGCTGTCTGTGGGAAGAAATAATCCTCATTGGTACTTAACGGATTGTATGTGGCATCCATCATATTCATACCACCACCAGTTTGTGTAGGGATGCGACGCTGATGAATTTCGTTTTTGATCTTTTCTACAAAAGCCATAGCCATATGATTGGGCATGTTGCCTACATCAATTTTAAAGATCCTACGTTCTGGAGCACGTTGTACTCTATAGATAATAATAGCATCTTCTAATAATTCTTTTTGTTTGAATACTTTGAAGATGTTTTCTAATACACTGTTACCAAATGGCCAAAATATATCAAGACCTTCTGTTAAACTCAAATGTACAATGTTCTTGGCATCAATGCCAACTTCATTTTGAGCATGAGTAAACCTACTACCACCAGTGAAAGGTGCGTTAGGTTGAATATAAGCACCACTTGGGCCACCTACCTGAGGATGATTAATGTAAGTATCACTGGTACTCACTACTGTAACTGTGAGATTTTGTAGATTAGGTTGAATTTCCTTAACTACATATTGCTCAGGTTCTTTCCCTTCTGCTTCATTTACTATGATCTTTGTGACCTTGCTCATTTCTACCCAAAATAATTTGAAATTTTCGGGGTCTCTAACAAAAACTTGATCACCATATTTTAAAGTATTACGAACAACTTTGAATATCCTACGATCAAACTCGTTTAAAGTTACCCATTGTTGTAATTGTTCTTTGATAATTTCTACTTCAGTGTCAGTGGGCTTATCTTTATAGTGTACCTTAAAAGGTAATCCTGTCATATCGTCCGGTTGACTGCAAAATTCAGCTAAAATATCCAATGCTGCATTAACTTCAGAATCCATGTCCATTTGTTCATATTGATTATACCTATCAATACGATTAGGATGTCCTGTATACAGCTCAGGTAAATTACTTTGATAATTACGATATGTAGGTTGACCTGATCCTAATGGATCATTGCCAATTGGACTAAGCAATGCCTGATTAGTAGGTACTTTAAAATATTTTTTCCAAGACATAAAGATATTTATGGTCTATGTAGTATGGTACAGAAGTTGTTGTTGAAGACTGCGTAGGTCCTGTAAAACACTCTGCATCTCTCTTTGCATTTCAACAAATTCCCTTTGTATAACAATTTGATCCCGTAAAGAACTATGAATTTCGTTATTCACTGCATCTATTTTTGGTTTGTTTTCTATTCTTAATAATTCTTCTATTTTTTGTCCAAACGCAGCAATTTTATCTCCAAATTCTCTACTAGCCGTTGTACCAGTTAGATCTGTGTTTCTTAATGAATCAAGAGTAGATTTAACTGATTGATATAAATTTTGTCCTTGTACTATGTCCCTTGCTATACTTGTTAATGATGCTCCACTTTCCTTAGTGTAGGACATGTTATTGTTAATAGCAGTTAACAAATTTTCACTGAAAGAATTTAAATCTGCGGTAGATGTTTTTCCAGATTCTGGCCTTTGTAAATTGTTAGCTACTAAATTATTTAAAATAGAATTCATGTTATTAAAAGCTGTACCATACAAGTGATCAAAACTGTTTTGCGATTGCAGTATATATTTTGTAAGTAAACTAGTTTCTCCAGTCATTTTACCTAGTTGATTCATCATATCTTGATTACTAACTATACTGCCGTCTACATCTGGTGTGAATAATTCAGCTCCGCGTTCACCAACCAAATAAGTTCTTCCCTTGCGTACAGGACCACCAAGTGCTCTTGCGTTTAGTAAATTGTCAAAATAACCCGTAATGCGATCATATAGACTACCAGTTGCTTGTCCAGCTTTTTCACCATAATCCGAACCTAATAGATAACCAGCCCCTGCACCTAGGAGGCTGATACCGCCTCCAAGTAATTTTGCTTGCGGGAGAGGTGCCATTCCTAATAGTCCACCTGCACTTTTTAACCCAGTTACTAACGCACCTGCAATGGCTTTTCCAGTTAATGCACCAGCGATACCGCCCCCAATGGCACCTACTGTACCACCCATTTTTTCACCGGTGGTATCAGTGTGCTTAGGCATTTTACTAGGATCCAGTTTATCTTTAGTTAAATTGCCAGGCAAGTTGTTTAAAATTTGTCCAAGCCTTTCTATACCGTTTTGAATTGTGCCAATATTGTCGTTTAGAACTTTAGCAAATGTAGTCATTAATTTACTAATCTGCTGTTCTACCAAAATCTGTAATTGATTCATAGTGATTTGAATATTAGCCGCAGCATTAGTGGTAGCATCTGTGGTATTTTTAGCACCTTCTAAACTTTTCATCAGCTTTTCAAAATTTTCAGGTTTGCTCAAATCTTGCATACTAAAACCTAACCTTTGAACTGCTGACATAATTGTGGAAACACTGTCATACCCCATGCCAGCTAAACTAGCTAATCCAATGGAGGATCCTGCTGCACCAGCTTGACGTGCTAACTCTGGACCTAATGTACCTATCCCTTTAATAGTTTGAGCTGTATATTCGCGTAGATCTTGGCCACTATTACCTATTCCATCAATAGCACCACGGATGGCTCGCTCCATACTTGGCATTTGAGCTAATGCTATCGCTGCATCACCTGTTGCAGTGCCCATTACAAATATTTGTTGTGCTGCTTTTTGTAACTCAGGTGGTAGCACAGCTATCAATGCTTGAAACTTTAATGCAGACTTTTCGTCCATACTAGATAACTTAGCCTGTACAGCGGCTTGTGTAGCAGCATCTCTAGCACGTTGTTGAGCCCGTTTAGCATCTTCACCAGTTATACTAGATATTAATCGCATGTTTACTAAGTAGTCTCCAGCTCCTTTTGCTAGATCTACAGCAGTTTTATTCTGTAGTTGACCACTAATAAACAATGCATTACTATATTGCATAATGCCGTCAGCTTGATCATCTATGGTATATCCTAAATTCAACAAACTTTGTCGCATAGGCAACATAGCACGTTGAATATCAGCGAATCTTTTGGCTCCATTTGCTACACTACCGCCCAAATTCTTTAACCCTTCTGCATTTGCTGCTACAACTTTGCTATAGGACTCCATAGTAAGTCCAGCTGAGTTGGCAGTATCACGCATTTCAGTCATACCGCCTACAAAAAACGCACCAGCCCTATTAACATTGTTAAATGATTCTATGGTTTTTTGCATCTGCTCAGTGAGAAACGATATAATTGCTGGTGCTACAGATCCAAAAACACCAGCTAATGCACCAAATGTTGTGCCTAAAACTTGCATAGGCACAGCCAACATTTTTCCTATGTAAGGTATTTTACTTACAGCTTCACCTAGGCCGGACACTGTCTTACCTGCTGCTTCACCAATACCACCTACAACTTTAGTTACGCCGCCTAGTATGGAACCAAACGCTCTAATTTCATTGCCAGAACCGGCCGTTAAAGCACTGAGTACATTAGGAACTAAATTGGCTACATCTTTGGTTATAGATACCGCTGTCTTGCCAACATCTTGTGCAAAATTCACAGCGGTGGTAACTGTTTGACCAACAGCAGAGGTCATTTTTGTACGAGCACGTTCTTCTATGAGTAATTGTTTGGCTTTTTGATCTGTTGTAGATGCAATTGCTGCATCTAGTTCTCGAAGTTTATAGCTTACGTCCTCTGTTTGTGCTGCTTGTCCTTTTAGTAACTGTGTAAAATTTGAATAAAGGTCATTCTGTCTACGTAAATGACTACTTTGTTTTTTATAATTTTCAATTAGGTCTGCTGCACTTTGTTGTTGCTGACGGGGATCTTGACGCTGATTAGGCCCAGAACTACGATTAGAATCCACAAGAATTCTACGTAGCAGGTCCTCAATTCTTTGCATATCGTCGGCCATTATATATCCAGTTTAAAATCCATAATAAATACAATATCAATTATTTATAGGAATCCAATCTATGGAATCTATCCAACACAATCCGCTTACCAAATATTTTAGACAACCAGCAATCTATATAAAATTACCCAGTGATGGTAAATGGTGGGAACCAGGATCATTGGATCTACCAGAAAATAGAGAACTGCCTATTTACCCTATGAGTGCTCGTGACGAAATCACATTAAAAACTCCTGATGCACTAATGAATGGCCAAGGCATAGTTGATGTAATACAGAGTTGCTGCCCGGCTATAAAGAATGCATGGAAATGTCCTAGTGTAGATGTTGATGCTATTCTAATCAGTATTAGGATAGCAACTTATGGTAACAAAATGAGTTTTGAAAGTAGTTGTACACACTGCAATCATAGGAATACACATGAACTGGATTTAGGAAATAGTCTAGGTGGAATAGAATGCCCTGATTATAATTCGCCCATTGAGTATCAAGATCTTAAGATTAAGCTACGCCCTCAACAATATTTCACTGTGAATAAATCAAATATTGTGGGCTTTGAAGAACAAAAAATGATGTCGACGCTGACAAATCAAGACATAGACGCAGAAGTAAAGAGTAGCTTAATACGCGAAAGTATGCAAAAAATTATAGAATTAGGCATCGAATCATGTGCTTACGCTACAGAATACATAGAAATAAGTGACGGAAGCAGGGTTACAAATTTTAATCACATACTTGATTTTTACACTAACGCAGAATTAGAAGTTACCAAACAGTTTCAAGAGGCGGTAGCAGACAAGGCTGCTAAAGGGAAAATCAAAACTTTAGATTTGCAATGCGGTGAATGTACAGAGCATTATGCAGCAGAACTACAATTCGATTATGCTAATTTTTTCGGATGAGGCTTTTAGGTCTAAGCAATGACGCAGATGTTGTGAGCTATATAGAAAGCCATGACAAAGAAATAAAAGCCTTAAAAGAAGAATTATTGCGTATGTGTTGGTTTATGCGAGGTGGGATTGGTCTACATGAAGCTTTAGAACTTGCACCCATGGATAGACAAATCATTGGCGACATAGTTAAAAGTAATTTAGAATTAGCTAAAGAATCTAAAATGCCTTTTTGGTAATTAAGATTTGCTTTGCAAATCTATTTCTTTCGCTTACGCTCAGAAATCTATTGAAGTTCTTTCTTTTGCACTCATCCAGATAATTCAGTCATAATTTGCCCAAGCAGGGCAAATTATGAAGACGCTCTCATCCGAGTGCATCAGCCACTGATCTGGTAGAGTTGTTTTGCAACAGGAGGCGGTTGACCTGTACCCCCATACTCTAGCCTTTGCATGTCAACGGAACCCTTGTTGCACTTATCAGCAGCACAATTTGAGCCTACGGTTGTCGCTTTTTCACAGAGCCGTAACCATTTGAGACCTAAAGTTAGTTTCTTACCTCGCAATGCCCAAGATCTGACGGTAAATGAATACAGCCTCAATGGGAGTCGAGCAGCCCCGACCAAACACTATTGCATGTTAACGGCACAAGGCCGCGATTGATTCTCTGTTATTGTTAAGGAATTGTTCTAGATCGAATATTTGCCAGACATGGTGTCTTGATCTGTAAGTGAATGAGCTAAGGGTTTGGTCCCAAGATTGATTATGTGGTACTACTACGAATGTGCCTTTGCGAGCGAACTTCATGAACAGAATGTTAAAATCACCCTTGTCAGCTACTTCTAACATCTGTTCAATCCATCCGTCTAACTGTTTACATGAGCCTGTGAATAATTGATGAAATGGAAAATCTGCGTAACTTTT